ACGCCAGAAGCGGCGGCGTTGCCCCTCACGCCAGAAGCGGCGGCGTTGCCCCTCACGCCAGAAGCGGCGGCGTTGCCACTCCAGCCAGAAGCGGCGGCGTTGCCATTCTCGCCAGATGCACGATCTTCGGATACTCCCTCGCATTTCTCAAAGATGAACCGCGCTCCGGCCTCGATTACGCCATCCAGCCCGATTTCTGCGCCGATCTTGATTTTCTTGCCGCACACCTTGGAATCGTCACCATTGCGCTGGCCGTTATCCTCCAGTTCCACCTCGCAGTAACGGCTATCGCCGGGGCGATAGTACCGCAGCGTGTCCAGCGGGTTCTCACATGCATGGAAGCCCTTGCGGCAAATACTGGCCTCCTGCTCCTCATACTCTCCGCCGACCTCATACTGGAAACTGCGGCACTTCAGGTCCTTGTCGAACCCCTTGTAAGCTTTCATTTCTACTCCTCCTTATCCGCGCACGATTGCCGCCAGCTCCTCGGCGGAAAATCGCAGCACCTTGTCCATTTTTGCCAGATCATCGGCGGTCCAGCAGCCGGAACGCATCTTGTTGTAAAGTGTGGTGTCGCTGATACCAATACGGCGGGACAGCTCTACCCGGGAACGGATATCCCTGGCTCCCATCTTGGATTGGATGAGTTTGCGCCGGGTCTCGGCGCGTTCCGCTTTCTCGTCACGGATAAGCGGCTTTGTCTTTGGCATACTTTCCTCCTTGCCACTTCTCCACGGGTGTGGTATAATACCCGTGGAGAATCCTTGCTATTGTTTCTTCGCCGCCCCGTCAGGTTGCCGCCTGGCGGGGCATTTTTTGTGGTTCCTCATTTTCCCGTCTCGTTCCCGGCCAGAAGCTCGTCCACGGTGCAGCCGTAGAGTTTGGCCAGCTTCTTGTGATACTTCCGGGCGATTTTGTTCAGCCCGTTTTCCCAGTTGGACACGGCCATGGGTGTGACGTTCAGTTTCTTTGCCACGTCGATTTGTCTCAGCCCAGCCCGTGCCCGGAACTCCTTCAAATTCAAGCGCTTATCACCTCTTTTCTTCGTATAGAACTTGACAAGAGCACTCAAAGCCGCTATCATGTAAGTGTCAGCCAACAAAATATCGGCCATAAGCCCGCAAAAGAAATGAAATCTTTGGGGGCCTGGGTTTTTGTTGCCTTTATCAATGTCTGTACTGCTATTATAGCCATATATTTTATGCCTGTCAAGCGGAAGGCATTACTTTTATGCCAATAAATACATACAAAAAAATACCGCTCGTCTTGGCAATGATGCACAAGCGGGCGAGAAATGAGGGAACCATGGCAGATTTAACGCGAAGCGCAAAAGATTCTCTGGCTACACTCTACAGCGAGTATCGCCAGAGAATCAAGAACGGGCAGGGGAAGGAACAGGCGGGTTATTTCCCAAATTGCGCGGGCAGCTTGTCCGAAAGCCGGAAAGAGCTGAAAGCTGCGGGTTATATCCAGATTGACGTTGTCGGCAACGTCAGGCTAACCGACAAGGCCATCATCCTTATGGAAAATAAAAAGAAAGATGCCATAAAGGAAGGGCTGTCCTTCCTGTCACAGCTTAAGCCCTAACTCGCTTTCAAGAAATTCCTCGAATTGCTCTTTGGTGAACCCTCTGTCGAGGTGCTGATCTTTCACGGTCAGCGTTACGTCAATGCCATCTGCGGAGAACACGAGTTCTTCGCAGATGGTGGGGGTTCCATTCACAACGGCGTAGGTTTTGCGCCCGTTAGACGCGATAAGGATTCTGGGGCCGGATAGTTCCATGATATGTTCCTCCTTTTCGAGTAATCCGTTATTTGCGTTTTTATCCCGTTGTTTGTTGTCGTACCACCTTTATTATAGCCAATAATTATATGCCTGTAAAGGGGGAAAATGTAATGCCTCGAAGAAGAACCGTCAAACTGAATATCCCTGTAGTGCTTGATAAGATAAAAGCTGAATTTCGTCACAACGTCCTATTTTGTATAAAGATGGGGAGAGAGGACCACAAAACGTGGGTATCAGACTGGTGCCGAAATCCTCCCAAAAATCTCCCATCCCCGGAAGAAGCTGCCAAGATGTGCATCCTACTGAACACCACGCCAGAAGAAATTCTGCTGCATAAGGGTGCGAACGAGTCGGAGACGGTAAAGTGCCAGAAAGACATTGAGCTTGTGCGTAGCCTGGTGGAGCAGAAGCGTGCGGAGGGCATAAAAAAAGAGCGCCCCGCCGATGGCGAAGCGCTGAGCGATATGCAGCTGGAAGCTATAGAATTTGTGAAGTCCCTGCCAGAGGATAGGTTGAAACGGTTTCTTCGGCTGGCAAAAGCCGCTTTTGAGGAGGATGGCAAATGAGCGACTATATCAATTTCCAAGGGACGGAATTTAAAATCCCGGATATTGCGGCGGGGAAAGTTGTGCCGCCCATCGTCGATAGGCTTGTGCGGGCAGAAGAAGAAAAGCGGAGGGCTGAAAAGATGTCGCGGCTATATTTCTGGGCCGGAATCATTTGCAGCGTCCTGTGCATGCTCGGCGGGTATCTGCTGGGGAAGTTCTGCTGACCAGCGCCCTCGCTCCAGCGCATCCAGCCTATTCAGGATATGCCAGATGTTGACCCATTGCATGACTGTGCCAGCAACGGCGAACAGAGCAAGCGCATACAGCACCGAATTACTCATATCTAATCACCCCCTGCAAAAAGTGTACTGGGCCCACGCAGCCGGTTTACTCGGCTGGTTCGTCATTCTTCATTGCCTCCATAATGCGGTAGAGCTGCGCGTCTGTCAGCTTGCAGATCATCTCTATCGCCTTGCCGACCAACTCGCCCTTAGCCTTATCGTTCATCTGTTCTATTATAACACAAGTATCTGCCATTGCAACGCCCACCCCTCACTTTTTTCTCTCCACATCCTTTGGCCGGTATTTGTCCGCTACGTCTCCCCACAAGTCCTCCACGCTTGTCTTGAGTTCTCGCGCAATAAGGATAGCCACCACGGCGCTGGGGATGTGCACACCGCGTTCGATTTCGGACATAGCTGTGCTGGTTATTCCAATGCGCCTTGCAATCTCCCGTTGCGTAAGCCCGAAATACAACCGCCTATCCTTAACTCTGCTGTCCATGTAACCATCCTACCATACTTTTTGGCCCTCGTGTTGAAAATGCCAACTATAGTATGCACGGATAGTCAGATTTTTTTCAAAATCGCTCCGCGAGTTCCACACACCGAGAACTGCGGGGCAAACAAACAGAATCTAATGAATTTCCTGGCGGGTTTATCCTCGGTTTCTCTATGCATTCAATAATAGAACTTTTGTTCGAATTAGTCAATCCGCATTCTGCCCAAATCGGGCGGAGAAAATTCTACGAAGGAGGTACACCAATGAAAATACCAAAGGCCACAAAGCTGCCGTCCGGCAACTGGAACGTAAAGCTAATGGTGGACGGTGTTCGCCTGTCTATCACAGAGCCGACGAAAAGGGAGGCGGAGGCTAAGGCCGCCGCCGTGAAAACGGGCTTGCAGAGCGCCCAGAAACGGCGAGACATAACCGTTGGCGAGGCGATAGACCTGTACATTGACAGCAAGGATGCCGTGCTGTCCCCATCGACAATCGCCGGGTATAGGCGGATTCAGGCGAATGCCCTGCCGGAGTGGCTGGCGAGTACACCGGTAAGCACAGTGACGCAGCAGGCAGTCCAGAAGGCCGTGAACGAGATGGCAAAGGAGAGGTCGCCCAAGAGCGTCCGGAACGCCCACGGACTTCTGAGCGCGGCTCTGACGGCCTACAACCCGGATATGACGTTCCACACAACATTCCCACAGAAGGTGAAATATGACATTGCAATACCGTCCGTCGAAGATATTGCTAAGATTGCGAAAGCGGCAAAGGGGACAAGTGACGAATTGCCCATCATGCTGGCCGTCTGGATGGGGCTGCGCATGTCAGAAATCCTCGGCCTGAAATGGGACGATCTCGACGGCAATGTGCTCCACATCCGGCGGGCCAGGGTAGACGAGGGCGAGAAAACCACAAAGACCTACAGCTCACAGCGGGATTTGCTGGTGCCGGAATATATCCTGCGGCTGATGGAGGACGCTCCCCACGCATCAGAGTACGTTTTCCCTGGGAAGCGGCAGTCACTTTATTCCCGGTTCCAGACAATCTGCAAGCGGGCCGGGGTTCAGCATTACAGGTTTCACGATCTGCGCCATATTAACGCCAGTGTTATGCTTGCGCTTGGCATCCCAAACAAGTACGCACAAGAGCGCATGGGGCATGCCACGGATATCATGCTGAAAACAGTTTACCAGCACACCATGTCAAGTGGGCAGAAAGCTGTGTCCGAAAAAGTGGACAGCTTTTTCGAGGGAATCATCACGCCGGAGTAGGGTCCGGTTTTTTGTGGGTAATTTCATGGGTAATTTGTGTGTAAAATATGCGCATGAACTGCGAATTTCTTGCGGAATACGCAGGAAGGTGAAACGCAGAAACCCCTCGAAAACAAAAGAAAACCCGCATATCCATTGCGGATACACGGGTTTTAATTTGGTGCCCCGTCGGGGATTCGAACCCCAGCTAAAAGCGGCTAATCATATTGGTGTTGCTCGATTTTACTGGGCGCGTGGGTAATTTCGTGGGTAATTTGAGAACTGGGCTTACTTCTTGCCTTCCACAACAAATCCGCTGAACCCAGCCTTTTTCAGGCGGTCCAGCATCTTCTCGGCGTTAGCGCGGACGGCGAAAGCGCCCACCTGGACCCGGTACAGGGTATCGCCCTGGGTGGTCTCGGCGGGCTTGGAAGCCTCCTGCTTGGCCGGGACGTACTTCACGCCCAGGTACTTGCACAGACCCTTAGCGATGGCCTCGCCGATGTCTGTGGTGTGCTCCACGATCCACTTGGCACCCTCGGCGGTGTCGTGGAACTCGCACTCGCAGTACACGGACGGCGCGGCAGGGGTGCGCACCTCGTACAGCTGGGGATTCTTCTGGATGTTCTCGGAGGTTCCCGGCGTCAGCGGGGCCAGCTGGTCAAACACGGCCTTGCAGGCGTCGTAGCCCTTGCCGGGGATGGCGTAGCAGAACAGGCGGGTGCCCATGACCTTGCCGTTGGCGGCATTGGTGTGGACGCAGTTGTGGATGTCCGCGCCGAAGCTATTGGACTCGGCACAGCGCTGGGCCATGGTGGACCCGAAGGCTGCCAGCTTCACCTCCACGCCGCTGCGGCGCAGGGCGGCAGCCTCTGCCTCGGCGATCTTCTGGCACTGGACATGCTCGTTGGTATTGCCCCAGGCGTAGCGGTTTTCCGTCTGGTCGCTGGGGGAAATGTAGACCTTCTTACTCATTGTCGTTGTCCTCCTCTCCCGGCAGCTTGTCCGCCGCCGTGTCCTCAGTATGTACCTTCAACTTCTTCAGCAGCGCATGGAGGAAGCCCGGCACCGGAGCGCCGATGGCCGACACGTTCTCCAGGATGGACAGCAGCTCGTTGATGACCAGCCAGATAATGACGATGCTGGCAAACAGGAACTCTACCGGCCAGTCCCAGCCCACAGTGTCGGCTCCATAGCGCAGCAGCCAGTCCACCACAGCCGCCACGCCGACGATGACCAGATAGCCCACCTTCTTCAAGATGCCCTTGAGGCCCACCCGGGAAGACAGCTCCCCGGCGTTCCATGCCTTAGCCATGCCCGTGGCGTAGTCCAGCAGCATCACCGCTACCAGCACCATCACCGGCACCAGCAACTGCAAGCCGTAGGCGCACAGTGCCCCCAGGGTGGCCGCCAGCGCGGCCTTGATTGTGTTCTCTTTCATGCGTGTATCTCCTTTCAATTTGTGATTTTGCTTTAATTTTTTGTGTAATGTTTGGCTATTTCACCAATTGACTTGTGCGTACAATAGGCGTACAATAGAGCCAAGCTAAAGATAACGGACAGGCCACAAGGCCGGGAAGGACAATAGACATGACAATCGTTATTAACAACTATGGCACCGAGATCGATTTTGACGCCGCCGTCAACCTGATGGACGACGAAATCCGGGAAACCATCCACAGTGAACTCGCTCCTTGCACTGAGCAGGAGTTCTTTTCCGCCTACGAGAAGGCCCACGCCGCAAAGTATGGCGAGGAGTGGGAGTTCAGCAAGGAAAACCCCGTCGCCTGAGCAAAGAGGAGTAGAGTCGTGAAAAAGACAGAACGTCTATACATCCGGCTCACGCCGGAGCTCAAAGAGCAAATCCAGGCCGCCGCCGAAGCGGAGGGCCGCAGCGTATCCAACTACATCGAGCACCTGATAACACAGGCGCTGAAACGGGAGGGCTAATCGCCCTCCTTTTTCACACCTTAGAGGGCCAGCGCGATCCACCGGATCCGGGACCCGTTGGCCCAGCATCGGGAGGAGCCGTTGGTCCGCAGGCGGAAGGAACTGGCGGTGATCTGGTCCGCCACGCAGGTGGTTGCCGCCGCTGCGGTAGCGTCGCCCGCTCCGCTGCCGCTGGAGTTGATGCACTGGGCGGCGGATTTGTTGGTCCGCACCCCCGGCACCAGCCCGGAGGCGAAGTTGACCGCATATCCGCACACCACGTTGTAGGTGGCCGTCCCGTCAAAGGCGGGGGTATTCTCCACCCGCAGGAGGATCAGGGACGGGACCGTGCCCAGGTTGTGGGTGACGGTCTCGTAGACGGCGCTGGTCACTGTCTTGCCCAGTGTCACGGTGCCCTGGGCCATTTTCAGCGTGCCGGTGACCTTTCCCTCGGCCACATACGCCGTCAGGCCCGCCAGAATGTCGCCCGCCGTGGCCGTGGCGTCACCGGTATCCACTCCGCCGCCGGTGACGATGCCGCTGATGGCCTCCGGGAAGTCCTCGGCGGCAATGGCCATCCCGCCGCCGGTCTTGCTGCGGATGGCGTCCGCAATGGCGCTCAGCAGAGCGCTCAGGGTGCTGTACTTTCCCATCAGTAGCTCGCCTCCATTGCTGCGCCGATGGCCGCCGTAATGGCGGCGCTGACCTGTGCCGCCGTCTGATATCCCTTGCCTGTTACGGTGGATTCCACCTGCGCCGCCGTCTGGTACCCGCTGTCGTTGGTGATTTCGGAGGTCTTGGCAGGGACCGGGGTGTTCAGCTTCCGCACATACACCAGGCCGCTGGCCAGCATGGGTGTGACCTCATAGCTGGCGTTCCCGGCCAGCGAAGCGGAGTTGGCGGAGCTGCCGCCGGGGACGTCGCCCACAAACGTAATGCCTGCCGACACCGTGGTGTACAGCTGTACCTCCGTGGCCGTGGTGTTCACCACCCGGAAGGGATTCACGTTGCCGTAGGTGTACGGGATGAACACCCGGGCCTTGGCGCTGAGGGCCGTGCCCAGCACCAGCGTCTTGTCGCACAGCAGCAGCTTGTAGCTCTCGCTGCTGCCGCCGGTGGTCAGGTGCTCGTTGAGGTTCACCACCGTGTCCTGCAAATTGTCCACCGTCAGTTGGTTGCCGGAATACCAGGTCACCTCCGCCGGGTTCCGGCTGAGAAATCCCGTGATGACGGCCTTGTCAATGGAGGTATCCGCCGATCCTGAGATGGAGAGCGTTCCCTTTATGCTCACCGTCGGGTCATCCTCCACCGTCACGCCGTCCATGCGCAGATTTTCAATGTCCAGCGGGATGATGACCCGGTTGGCGCTCTTGTTGACGACGTACAGCTGCTTGATCCGCAGGCTCCCCTTGCCGGACAGCCGCAGCGTGGGATTGGATTCCCCGGACTTCTGGGTATGCCGCCAGCCGTCCACGCGGACGTCAAAGGTGCCGCCTGCGGCGCTGCTGGTGTATATAATGGTCTTGGCGTCCGTCTCGATGTTCCGCAAGGTCAGCACACCGGGCAGGGTGGCCTTGGTGGTGTACAGTGCGAAGCCGCCGATGCCGTTGTTCAGCATCCGCACGTTTTCGATGGTGATGTTGGTGGCCGTGCCCAGATTGGGCTCCACGTCGATGCCGTACTGGGGGGCGGTGCGGTCGGTATAGGTGAAGTCGCAGTCCCGCACCACCACGCCGTCCGCCTCGATAATGGACAGGCCGTTGCGGCTGCACTTGTAGGTGCGGATGCGCTCCAGCGTCACGTTCTGGGATATCTCCGCCATGGTCCCGTTGCCGCCCACGCATACGCCGTCGCCCCAGGTGTACCGGATGTTTACGTCGCTGACATGGACGTTGTGGCTGTTGACGATACGGATGCCGTGGCCGCTCTCGCCGGTGGTGGCTGTGTGGGACTCCCGGTCGCCGACGATGGTCAGGCCGCCCTCGACGGTGACGTTGTTCACGTTGTGGATGTTCAGCACGGCGTAGAAATCGTAGCCGTTGGCAGTCAGCTGTAGGGTAGCGGCGTCGAAAACCAGGCGCTGCCCGCTGTGCACCGTCAGGGCGGCATAGAAATTGTTGTCCGCCGTGCCTGCGCTGACCTTATAGGTCCCGGCGGGGAACAGCACGGTGGAGATACCCCTGGCGCTGGCTGCGTCCAGCGCCGCCTGGATGGCCGCCGTATCGTCGGTGGTGCCGTCGCCCTTGGCTCCGAAGTCCCGGACGTTGAGCATGTCCCGGTACTTTTTCCGCCAACCGGTGGGCTTGCCGTCTGCATCCACGGCGGATACCATGATCTGGTCATCCGCCGCCAGACCGGACAGGCCCATGGATTTGTCAGCTCCCACCCGGACCAACTCATCCTGGATGGCGTTGAGGGTGGCAGCGTCGATGACGGTTTGGTTGTCCACAAAGGTTGTCTTGTCAAAGGCCATTGAATCACTCCTTTCGGTGCCCGAATCGGGCACATTACGCATCAACCACGGCCCAAGCACCGTCTACGACTTTCAGGATTTTGCCGTTGTCGGAGGTTGTAACAGCAGGCAGCGAAACCGTTTGAACAGGGTTGAGAAGCAACAACTGGTCGGTCCACGTTACGGCTAACAGCGTACAGTCAGGTGGAAGCTCACCACCAGTCACGGTCGTTCCGTCAGAATTCCGAGGGGTCAAATTTACCGTCCCATTATTCTGTCGCACACGCAGCTGGAGGACTCCAAGCACATCCTTATACGTTTTGCCAGTAGGAGTAACGATAAGGAACACGGAATGTGTCCGAGCGTCCAAATTGTTGTAATAATTGTTATTCATCATAATCCGCTGAACCGTTTCATTGGCGGCAACGTATGCACTATTTCCCGTTGTAACAATATTCGACGCATTCATACCAAGAATCCGTCTCGAGTTATCAGTCAATGCGCTCTCAACGTCCGTTAGGTACATCGGGTCAAGACAATGATACTCATCTCTGACGGAAGTGATTTGAATCGAATGGCTACCCTCCGATTTGGCGGCCATACTCGTTGCGGTAATCAAGAACGGATGGCCAGTATCCCCCGCGAACTGACTGTACGGTGCGAGAAGAGAGCCGTTCCCCAGCCAAGTCCATGTCCTGCCATAGTAATAGTAACTCCGACAATCACACTCATACTCAACACCGTCGAACACAATCTTATAATTTTCTCCGGGAGTGAGAGTCCATGTCACTTCATCCGGTGCATAATTAGCCCCGTATCCACCGTCAACAAACGGCACGGCATCGTCCGAGAACATCTCCGTGTAGATAGTCTCCACCCAATGCGTCCTGTTCTTGATGTAGTCCTTTGCTGTGGGGTCGTTCTGGTTCCAGTCGGGATTCTCGATCTGGCTCATGCGCTCCATGAGCTGGTCGTACACATCGGGCGCGGGATTGGCGGGAGCACCGCTGGCAGACCGCACAGACGCCAGCGCACGCAGGAGCGCCATGCGGCTGGTGTGGATATCCCCGGCATAGAGTCCGATCTGCACGACACCGGGCACAGGCACCGGCGGCAGAGCCACGCTGTCACCGGTAAACACGGTGTCGGCGTAGGTGCTGTCCATGTAGATCACGCGCATGGTCTTGGTGTCGTATGCGCTCCATTCCTCATCCAGGTCCCAGTGCACGGTGTAGTCGCTGTTGTCGCACACAACGGTTGTCCCGGTGGTACACACCGGGCGCTTATCGGTGACGGTAATGTTGATATCAGGCATGTAATACACTCCTTTACGCCGTCCTGCGCCATGTGTACACGGTCAGGTACGGCGGCATGTTGTTGTGGGCCTGGCCGCCGCAGTTGGACGCAGCCTTGCCCGTGTAAGCGTTGGCGGTGCTGCCGGGAGATACAATTTTAATGGCCCCGGTGCCGGTGGCGTCGCTCTGGCCCGTGTAATCGTAGCCGTGGGTATGGTCCGCCATCTCCGCCGCCGTCAGGACGTGCGTTTCCTCACCGCCGGTGGCCCCGGCCTCGTGGGAATCGCCTGCCGCCAGAAGAAATACGTCCTTGATCTGCTCCCAGGTGCCGCCAAACAGGTCCGCCGGGGATGTGGGGTCCGTGGACTGATAGATGCTGCCGACGGGGTGGAGGTAGTCCAGGAGGGACTTGCCCAGATACCGGATGGGCCATTTGTACTCCACCACCTTCTCATGCTCGGCCACGCCGCCGAAGCATATCCCGGGCAGAGTGAAGCTCATATTCATGGGTACCGAAACGGTGGGGATGGTGATTTCCCGCGTTACAACAGTGCCCAGCGCATCCGTAGCTTTGACCTGCACAACACCGGTCGTGTCCGTGCCAAAGGCCACCAGATACACGGTCTTTGCGCCGCTGGTCTGATTCGCCAGCGTGGACGCGCCGGTGATCTCCACAGATGCCTTGTTCCCGGTCAGCTGAACGGACAGGGTGAACGTCAGTTTGATATCCGCGCCCATGGCGTTTTCCGTCCACACGCCGTTCGCGTAAGAGCCGCGCACAAAGGTTAAATTCTGGATTCCTGGGCCGCTGTACGCGTTCACAGTGATGTTCTGGGTAACGGATGCCGTGCGTCCTCTGCTGTCCGTGACGGTGGCTACAACGGCTACTGTGCCGCTTCCGGTAAGGGCATTGTCCCCGTCCGGGCTGGCGGCTTTCCCACCTATGGTCAGAGACTTGGCCTTGATGGTGCTGCCATAAGACCCAGCAACGGAAAACGTGGCTTTCAGGTTGCTTTTGCCCTGCACCCAGCCGTAAGTAGGCTGATACCCGGAGGCGTCGGCCAGGCTTACGGACAGGGTGGGCTTTACCGATGCGGGGATGGACGCTGTCAGTGTGGTCGTATTGGTGCCCACCACGGCGTCCCCGTTGTAGGTGGTGATCTCCGCCGTGATGTTTACGGAGGTTCCAGACGTATTCTGCACGGCCCAATCCAGGGGCGGCGTGTACGGAATGGAAGTGGCGCTGGACTTCGTTGCTACAGTCACCTGCGCCGCAGAGCCGCATTTGAGTTTGACGGTGTGCGTGAAGGTGTTCACGGCACGGGTCACTGCAAGTGTCCCGGCAGAACCCAGCACAAGGCCGGACGCCGACACGGAAGATGCCCGGGGGATATCCGGGAGATTGACCGTGCCGGAGACAGACAAACTCGACGGCGTGTAGGACGACGTGAATCCACTGTGCCAGTCCGCAGAAAGCGCCACGGACCCCTTGCCCACATTGTTATGAGCTACGGTGACGGACTTGCTGCCCAGCTTGTACCAGCCCTTGGAATTGTACCGGTACGGATTGTATACCTTGGTGCCTTGCAGGGTGTAATAGCAGCTGTTGGCGTCCAGGTTGTAGCTCTCGCCGGTGCCGTCATAGATGTACAGTGTCAGGGCCAGAGTGGACTTGTTGTCCGCAATGCTCTGAGAAATGCTGTAATCCAGCCGCAATTGCCAGCCGGTGGAAGATTTTGCGCCGTAAATGCTTGCCATTAACTTACCCCCACGAAGGACACTGACCCGTTGGGCTGTACAATAATGCCCATGGGCCCCAGGCGGAACTTGCTCAGCTCCACCAGCTCAAAGCTGTTGTTGTTCCAGTACGCCAGCAAGGTACCGGAGGTATCGTAGAATCCGATTTTGTCGTTGTACTCCTTCAGGACGATTTCCGACGCAGAAGAACCGATACGCAGCACCGGATGTCCATCGTCGTCAATACCAGCGTCGATGAAGTCCGAAAGCGTCTGGCCGTTGACGGTGACTCTTTCGGCAGACATCTGCCCAGCGGTGATGACATTCGCATTGATCTCGCCGTCCATGGTCAGGGCAACACCGGAAATGGTGCTACCGCCGTCCTTGGAGAATCCCAGACCACCTGTGGACATAATCCACATCCGGGTATTGGGCGTAATGGTGGGCGTGTCCCGCAGGGTCCACCCGATGGGGAACCCTTGCTCGTCCAGGGTCAGCTCATAATACCCGCCCTTTGCCCCGATGATTTTCTGCGTGGCGTTCTGCATGGCCTTGGTAAGCCCTTCATAAGCCCGTTTGATGCGCTGCTCTGTAGGGCTTTCCATGGCGTAATCCGCATCTTGCGGGGCGTAGCTGTGCATTGTGCAGGACAGACCGCCGTACAGGTGGATTTCCTGATCCATAACGCACACGTCCAGCCATTCGCCGGTATCGCCCTCCACCTGGATAATGTCGCCCACCTCAATAGAAGGGTCACAGCGCCATTTCACGTCGCAGGGCAGGAAGGACATCTCCACCTCTGGCTGAATCAGGTCCGCAACGTCTTGATTCATGTACGGGTTTGTGGACGTGATACCCAAGCCGGTGCCGGACGTAATAGGCTCATCCTCCGTGCCGGTGGTAAGGCTGGTCACAGTGAACAGGCCGTCTGCCGTGCGGGTCAGGCCAGACATGTACTGTTGCTCCCGGCTGACCTGAAAAGTCGCCTTTGTGTACCACTTGAATACCAGATTGCCGTCCCGGTCGAAGTGCGCGGATTTGCCACACAGACCAGCCAGCCACCCCAGTTGCTGACGGATGGTCCCATCAAACACGGATTCGATGGTCATATCCGGGAAATTTGCTTCCGGGGGTGTTAAGCCGCTTTGGGCGCACAGGTCTGTCAGCATAGCGTCGGGCGTGGCGGGGAACTCGATTTGCGGGGTGTACTTCTCCGTCAGGGAGGACATTTGATCATAGCCGGTGATTTCCCAGCCATACCCCAAATCCTCTATGCCGTCTGTGGGAATGTAGTATCGGCCCAGTGGGACATACTCCACCCCGGACCCTGCGGCGCTTACGCCGACGATTGCCTTGCCTGCCACGGCCTGACCGGCAATGGCGGTTGTGCTTGCATCGCCGCCCGGAACGAAGATGCCGATATACGGCACAAAATACCCGCCGGACAATTGCAGCGGCTCATCCGGCTTGTAAATGCGGATTTTGCACCGCCCGGAACAGGCGGAGCCAACGGAGATACCGTCCGAGGAATCAAACGCCGGTGTTGCGGTAATCTCCTGAAGATAATACCCGTCAAGCTCCGTCTGCCCGTTGAAAATCACTTTACCCTTGATCTCGCGGCCATAATCCGCAAATGCGGTATGAAACGCGGAAGAGACATTGTACACGGCGTCACCTCTCCACGAAATTCATGGACAGGCTTTCCCATCTCCATTCTCCGTCAATGCAGGAATACATGGGCGTAGTTCGGTCGCCCACATAGCACGTCATAGTGCGGTTTGCGCCGTCCTCCGCGTCTGGCCCTGTCGCCTGGAAAAACACGTCCGTGACGGCTTTCAGGATTGTGGAGCACTGTTCAGCAGTCAGAGGGGGCCATTCCATGGTCCATTTCCGCTTTCTGGCCACTCTGTCGCGAAACGCGTCACCGTTCTGGTTTCTGCCGGAACCGTCCGCATCTACATCCTGCAATCCACAGGAAAAAGACTTAGGGTCAGGGAGCGGCACAGTGGTTCCGTCTTTCTTTTTTACCGTGATGATTGCCATGCGTCCTCCTTCCTTACGCGAACAGGGGAGATTTTCCGGTTGCCCGGACTACCTCTTTGTTCTTCTTCACGACACCGCGATATACCACGTCGCCGTCCATATTGATGGTGAGATTGATATCCCCACTCGCTCCATCCTTATTGGACATGGCGGACATTACAGCTCGATACACGCCATCAGACACGGCGGAGACGATTTGGTCGTTGTTCGCAACGGCAGTGCGCCTGCCGATGTTGCCCACCATCTCCGCGCCAGCTTCACGGGCGATGAATAACTGTCCTTCATTGGGGAAGCCGCCCTCGGAGAACTGTTTGATCTTCGGAATGTTCACCAATCGCTTATTGAAAGCGGGAATAATCTGAACACCGCCAATTTTCAGGCCCTTAAAGTCCAGATGGAACATCTCATTCACCGCGTCGATTACGACGTTGACAATGGAAATAATTCCGTTAGCCATCTTCTTTACGAAGCGCGTAACGGGGTTGTCATCCAGCTTCCACGCAGCGTAAGACGATGCAAGCCCGGCGGCAAGCACCGCAAGGCCAAGGCCGATTCCAACACCGGACAGACATAGCAAAACGCCGAGAACCATGAGCGCACCGCCAACGATACCCGCGATATAAGAGATTGCCTTTTTCAAGAACGTCGAGACGGTGTCCCAGTTCAGCGCCGCAGCTGTCGCAAGAGACGCCGCCCCGATTGCCATTAGGGCGATGCCCAGAGGAATGTTCGCCCCAGTAAACGTGAGTAGTGCGCCAATTGCCAATTGGGCGGCACCGAGTATCGCCATGACCGTTGTGATTGTTTTTTTCACGGAATCGGGCATTTCATCCCACTTTGGGATAATCGCTGTGGCCAGCACGAACGCACCGGCCACCATCAAGGCAATGCCCAGCGGGATATTCGCCCCGGAGAATGCCAAAATAGCGCCTACCGCCAGTGCGCCCAATGCAACGAATGTGACCAGTCCGCCAATAATTTGTCTGACGTCCTCCGACAGTTTATCCCACGTCAGGGTTTGAGACGCAATCAATTCCGTTGCTCCAAAGGCCATAAGGCCAATACCGATGGGAATGTTTGCCCCGGAAAAGGCAAGGATTGCGCCGATAACCAGCGCCGCAATTCCGCTCACAAGGTCGATGTTTGCGATAGCGCCATCCAGAACATTCTTCACAGCGTCCGGGTTATCTTCGTTACCGGAGATCATCAGCGCAAGGCCGCTTGCCATCATAGCAATGCCGACGGGAACGTTAATTCCTGTAAAGGCGAGAATCGCGCCAATAACGAAATCAGCCGCCCCCAATGCGGCCTTGATTTCCGCAATATTATCTTCGATGGTCTGTTTGATTTCGGAAACCTTGTTCTGAACAGCCCCATCCAGGAATCCGTACTCGGGCAAATTAATGCCAAGCCCCACGGAACCGGTAGCGCCAGTGTCCGTTCCGCCGGAAGAACCCGTGTTAGACGGCAGGATGTTCAATTCGTCAAAGCCCATGGTATAGCGCTTGAACTCCTTGGCAGCGTCTACAGCTGCGTCCATGTTGTCCGAAAGCTCCCCGGCAGCGGTAGCGCCGCGATTAACGCCGTCCCAGTCAACGTCCGTAAGCTCAAACCCAAACAGGCTGGCCAGCGCGTTCGCCAACTCGCGGACGATTTGCAGAAACGCAATAACATAAGGAAGTACCTTAGTCAGAATCGGGATAAACAGATTACCGATTGCCCGGGTCACCTGGGTGATTTCCGCTCTAAGTATACGCAGCTGGTTAGCGGGGGCTTCCAGCGTTCGGGCCATATCTCCCTGCGCGGTAGTCACCTGTGTCATAATGGCGTAGTAACGCAGTTCCGCCTTTTCCGCCTGAGTCATGGCGGAAACACTCTTCGTGATGCCCAGATTCAGCGCTTCCTGCTGCAATCGTGCAACGGACAGGTCATAGCCCAACCGTCTCAGAGGCTCCAACTCGCCAGAAATGCCGGATTGTAGTTTCTGCATGGATTCCTCAACAGAGATGTTGAAGAAGGAGGACAGGTCATAGCCCAGCTGCGTCAGGTTCTTGCTCATGGTGTATGCCCGGTCCTCTGTATCGCCAAATCCGGTCAAAAGCGTCTGGAACACGCCTTGATTCCGCATCCACTGCGCCGGGTCGATGCCAATCACGGACGACGCTTTTTCCGCGTAGTTCTGCGCTTCCTTTGCGTATTTGCCCAGCGCGACGTTGAACAGGTTCAGGTCCTCTTGGTACGTATTGGATTCCGTAATAGCCGTGCCGATAAGGTCCACCACACGCCGCAATCCGGCATACAAGACACCGAACCGAATCATGCCCGTGGCCCTGCTGAATGCGCTTGTTCTGCGCGCCCCGCGCTGCACGGCACCATTGTACTGGTTCACCATCGTAATGGCCCGCTGGAGTCTGGCAGGTAGCGCGGCAAAGCCTGTTCCAAGGCGCTGCATCTCGTCAGACAACGGGCGAATCGCCGCCGCAAGCTCCCGCATTTGGCGGTTAAACATATCCAAATCCGCTGCATCAAGCTCCCGCATGACCTCCGGGAGCCTTCCAAGCTGGTTGATAAACGATGTGAGATTGGAACGTCCCAACTCAGAGAGCGGGCGCATTCCGTCTGCGAGGGCAATCAGCTTATCGCCGTCCGTTGTCTTGATTTGGCTCAGTGCCGTAGAAAGTGCGGTGATTTGGTTCGGCACGGAACTGGAGATTCTAACGTCGCTGACCTCACTCAGGCTTTTCAGCCCGCTGGTCAAAGACCGGAGCCGCTGGAGCTTATCTGCGCTGGTGTTTTCCAGGGCCTTGTTCAGGGAATCCAGCTGCCTGGCGGTAGTGCGCAGAGCCGACACACCTCCAGACGTGGCCGCTTTCAGCCGAACCAGGGTATTTTGCAGCTTCTCCAGGGACGCTACAGCGCTGTCACTGTTTTCCTTGATTTGGAACTCTAACCCCTGGATTTCCACATTATCCGCCATTCTTACCACCTCCCTGTTCAAATCGTTTGTTGTTCGCGATCATAAACATTTCCATGACGGACCGCGCTTTCTTGTCACCTTGCTCCCGTTTCTTGGGCTTCTCATCCTGTGCATACAGGTCGAACGGGGAATCGCGGTACGGCTTCGGCCTGGTACCCTTCTTGCCGCCCATGCGGAGAATGGGGGCCAAATCCGCCACGGCTTCATAAATGTATGCGCCGTGCAGCCATGCGGTCTGGTTCGTCAAATCGCGTTTGATTTTTGCTGCTTCCCGGTAATACTTGACCAGTTCGCAGTCCTCGTCCCAGTACTGGTTATAGGTCATGCCGATGGCCAGATAATAGGGAAACAGCTCATAGAATTTATCGGAATAGCGGGGGATTGGCTCCCCCGCTTTATTCGACGGCGACTCGTTTACCAGTTCGCCGTCCAGGTAGGGTTTTCCTCGCTTTCCGCAGGCTCGTCCAGCAGGGCGATGATGGGGTCGTTGTACATCTCAACCAGCTTGCCGATCAGCTCGTCCTTCTTAGTCATACCCGCGTAAAGCCGGTCGATCACATCGCGCTTGACGAACCGGTGGTGTGCCTTAAAAGCTCCAGCAACCAGCGCGGGGAGTCTGGTCATAGGCTTGCTTTCAACTTCGGTCGCAACAAACCCTTCTTTTTCCATAAGCTCCACGGTCTTGCGGGTATACTCCAGGGTGTACGCAATGCCGGTCACGGGGTCATTAATAGTAAGCGTCTTTGCCATGTTCTGTTTCCTCCTTAATCTTCATCCAGGTTGATTACGGTCGAGGGCGCGATGGTGATAGCCATGCCCACGACTTCATTGACGCCGCCGCCGGTGGGGTACACGGACAGTTCGCCCTTGAAGCTGAATTTGCCGTCAGAGCCGGAAGGATTCAGCGTCCCCGCATTCTCGGTGCCACCGAACCAGACGGCGTAATCCTCTTGCTTGCCCTCCAGCTCCTTGAGCGCCTTATAATCGGCCAAGGTGTAGTTGGCGGTAAAGGACAGGCCGTCCATGGACTGGATGCCCGCAATGAAGGTCTGCATCTTGTCAGAAAGCGTGGTAGTTTCCAGCATGTCGGGGTCGCCGCCCAGGTCGGGGAATTCCTTGATATCGATCAGTTTCGTCCACTGCGAAGTGGTACTTTTGTGCATCAGGAAAACCTTGTAGGTAGAGATAGCGATAGGTCATCATTCCTTTCTGTTATCGTCTGAAAATGGTGGTCCCGTCTGTTTCCGCCCTGTATCTGGCAACAAGGCGATAGATAGAAGCGTTTTCCATGTTCGGGACCGGGGACATGGAAATCCTCGTGAAGTTACGCGCATACATCATCTTGTCGATGTCCGCCATGATAGCCCGGCACTCGCTCTTTTTCCCGCCGGTTTTGTTGGAGTAGACGTTCACTTCGTACATCAGCACCGAATACCTCTCGCTTTCGGAGGAATCCAGGCGATTGGCGGCGGTGTAATTGTCCTGCTCCACAATGTTGGCATGCGGGAATTTAGGGGGCGCATTGATATACTCACCGGCCACGTCAATGCCCGGGTATTTCTCACGGAGCTGTTCCGCGATTGACGTATATACTCTGCTTTCAATGTCGATCATCGAAACACCTCCTTGACCAGGGCCGGGAGCCTTTCTGAAAGCTCCTTTGCTGTGTCGTACATGCACGTGTTGGCCGGGTTGCCGTGAGTCAGGACCACCGTATTGCCGGTTTTGGGGTTGGTTTGCTCAACCCCATTTGTTCCGGGGTCTCCGTAGTAGCCCCACGTCCTTTGCTTGCCGTGGCCCTTTCCGTAAGCGCCGCGAACCATGCCGTTTTGCGCGGCTTCCGGGTGATTATCTGGGTATGTAACGCCAGTGCCAAACTCAATAAACAGGACGGACGCACCGACAGCTACCACCGCCGCCGTGCGTCCGTCTCGTTCTTCAATTTTTACCTTGGTGTCGTTTGTCCCGTCATATACGGCAGATTCGAATTTTGCGGATGCGATATCATACCCCATGGAAGAAAGCTCCCGGAGAAGTGCATTCGCCCGGTCCTCCAACCACGTCCGGTAAGCCTCGACTGCATCGATCATCCGCTGAACGCCCGATGCGGACAGCGCCGTCTTTACAGCCCTTTTCACGACACGTTCACCTTACTGACGGCGATGGACACCAAATTCAGAGATTTGGCAATTTGCTTTACAACGTAGTCATAAAGCGGTTTCCCGTCTTTATATTCCGGCTTTTTGTCGATGAAAAGTACTGTATTTTCGTCGATGGGACAGGTCATATCGTCTGTGATGATCACCTTGTCATAGGAGATGAACTGCCCAAACTGCTGAATCTGCGCATAACCGGCAGCCGGGGAGATGTTGGCTTCTATTTTCACCGGGTCTGCGTATTTCACGCTTTTTTCGCCGGTTTCGTAGCCGCCAGCGTCTTTCCCCAACTCTGTCCCCTGGTACAAAAGATACCAGCACGGCCTTTTGTTTCGGCTCATGATTTTCATTTCTGCGCCTCACATGGTGGCCGCAAATGGCACGATCTCCCGCATAAGAGAGGGCGGAACGTCGCCGCCCTCATAAGACCGGGAAACGCCATTTTCGCTATGCGCCGTTTCTCCTTCTGCCCCGCGTTTATTGATGAGATATGCGGCGATTTCGATTTGGTTGATCTCATAGCATGCGGGGACGACGGTAACATCCGTCCCAAACGGAAACGCCCTCCGAAGGATTTTGCTGGCAGCGATCTTCAGATACGCAGAAAGAACCGGTTCGCTTGTCTCCCCGGTCACGTCTCCCAGCATGACCAGCTTTTCCTCGTCGCTCATCTCATACCCCCCAATCAGCCGGAAGTGCTGACGGCCTTGGTGTTCACGGGATTGTCGACGTCGTTGGCAATGAACACGCTGCGGCTGTAGGTGGGCTTGGTGAGGGTGGTGGCGATGCCGGTAAACTTACCGTGGTACCACTCGGGGCCATGGTCAAGACCGATCTGGCCGAACAACTGATACTTCTCGCCCGCGCCGGTCTTGGCCAGCTGCTCCAGGAAGAAGTTGCCCTTGCCGGGCACAGGCTGGAACACGGGAGAAATAACGTCCAGGTTCAGCAGCAGAGCGGTGCCAGCGGGCAGACACTCACCAAGGTACAGGTACACCACGCCCAGGGGAGTGACCACGCTGGACAGGGAAATACCGTTGATGTTACGGGCGGCGGGAACCACGGTCAGACCATTCTGAACAGCGTCCGCGTTGATCTGGAACATGGTCACAGCATCGCACCACAGACACAGGCCATCGGTGGGAGCGTTCTGGCCATAGACTTTCTTTACCATGTCGGCGATTTCCCACAGGCCCAGGGGCTTGCTGGCCATGGCCGTGACGTTGGTGGTGATAGCGGGGATAAGACCACGGGTCTTGTTGATCTTGGTGTCGTCGGCGGCCTTGTTGTACACGCCGTTGATGAACGTGTACTCAATGTCGCGGTTGACCTTCTGCATCTTAGCAGCGACCTGGAAGTCCAGTTCGTTAATGGGGTTTGCCTGTTGACCAGCTACGTTCAGGCCGGACAGGGTGCCCATATTGGACTGCTTGGCGTAGGAGATGCCCACGGCCTCGTGGAAGATCTGGGTGACGTTGGTTTTCTGCTCCCGGGTCACAATGGACGCGTCGGGGGCAGTCAGGGACGCAGACTCGGAAATAGCGGGCTGTGCGCCGCCGCCGGTGGTGTACTCCTGGCCGGTAACAAACTCCACATGGTTCGTCACCTTGGCCCGGGAACCGATAATAGAACTCAGGGGGGTCTTGGTATTGCCCTTGTTAAAGAGCATACCGGAATAGTTCAGCGTTGCAAAACTGGTAGCAAAAGTATCTGCCATGTCTTAACTCCTTTTATTTGTTATTTGCGGATTCTTCCTGTGCTTTCAGGCGCGTGTAATAAGCGATCTCCGCATAGTTCTTGTTTACACGCGCCTCCTCGATCTTCTTGTCGTAATCAATTCCAACGGAACTGGCACCGCCGTGCGGCGCGGGAGTGCTCTTGAGGATGTCGGACTTCACCTTTTTGGCATACTCATCCAGGAACTTTTGCTGGTTTGCAAAGACCTTTGCGGAGTCACCCGCCGCCAGGGCCTTTGCCGTATCGTCGGCCAGGTCCTCAGCATAGCCCTGCGCCACGAACTTTGCCTTGTACTCAGAGACGGTCTTTGCCGTTCTCAGCTCGTCAAGCTCCTTCTGCATAGAGGCAATGCTGTCGGCCTGTTCCTGCTTCTGGCGCTCGTCCTCGGAAAGCATGTCGTTGTACTTCTGCTTCCACTTGGCGGCGTCAGAATTTGCCTTGGAAATAGCGTTCTTCTGCCGGGCAAGCTCTGCGGCGTTGTCCTCATACTCAAAACCCTCCAGGGCCTTGAGCTTGTCCTCCGTGGACATATCTGCGTAACCTTCGATTCTGCTGGTGTCGATTTTCATGTTGATACCTCCTGCGTTTTTTGGGCGGTTCCCTCCGCACTGTTTTCCGTTTTTTGCAGGGTTGTCTCCCCGTCGCGTTTTAACGACTTCCCTGTCGATAATTCTTTTTCTTCTTGCTTTTCGGCATATTCCGCGCTCATTTTGTACGCAAGCTGTGGATCAGAGAACATGCCGCAATGCGTGAATGCCAGCTGAGGGGCAATTTTCCCGTTGTTCAGCATGGCTACCAGAACGCTGGCCTTTTCGCTGATATTTTCGTAGTTCCGGCGCGTAAACCGGATTTCCAGAGCGGACATTTTCAGAGAAAGCGCCCGCAGATTGTTGCAGATTTTGATAGCGATTTTCAGAAACTGCTTTTCGGACCGTTTGAACATCTGCTCGGAATCCTTTGCCCGTGCCTCTGCTGATGACCATCCGTCGCGCATGATGACCGCAGATCCGGTGTCGCTGGTGGAGGATCCTCCATTTCGGTTCGGCATACCGCAAATCGTCAGAACGGTGTCGTACATGTCGTCTGTCAGGGTCTGGGTCTGCGTCTGGTTCAGCTCTGCCGTCAGATACCCAACGTCAGCCTTGAGCGTTGCGTCAATGTCCTTGAACTTAATAGCGCCCTCTGCCCGCAGATTCTTGTAATCCTCGGACGAAATGTCCACGTTGTGGAACAGCATGAGGGCCTGGACAAACTGTTCCACGCCGTCCATGCGGTTAGATTGAACGTTGTTGATGGCGTCCAGAAGGGGAAGCACGATTTCGAAAGCGCCCAGCCGGGCTTCATTGGCGGGGTATTCGATAATGGGGATGCCCAGAATCTGCGGCTCCGCTTTCACGTCCCAGGTTTCCGTTACCTCGAAATACGTATCCTCGGAGTAGCAGCAGAAAACAACGGTGTTGTCCTCTTTCTGCACATACGTCACGCCCAGAATGGGGCGATGCCCCAGTCCGCTGGAGTACACCACAAAGGTGTTGCGCGGGTCCAGGGTGAAAATCTCAAACGGCGCTTCATCCTCTTCCACGTCTGCCATTTTGTCCGGCAGGATCATGCGGTACGACGTGCCGCAGATATGGAACCAGTCCGCCAGCTCCTTGTCCTTGGCGGGTTTGTCCTCCGAAAGCGCATAATCGTTGAGCTTGGATACGCCATCGGCGATGTTTTCGTCGTCCCCGCGGCTGACGTACTGCACAGGCTCACCCAGCAGATACCCCACCTTGAACGAAACGATCTCATTCGCCCGGTTCACAACGATTTTGTTGTTGATTTCCGGCCTAACGTCCTTTACCCGGCCCAAAATGGGCTGGTCCCCTTTGTAATACCTGTAAAGATACTCAATGTCCGACCGGTTCATCAGGTGAATGGGCATGGCTCTTTGCAGCACCTCCACCACGTTTCCCCGGGTGACGTGTTCAACGTCTGTGTAGATAACTCTCCGGCCAAAAAGATTCATTGGCATACCCCCTTAAAATGGCCGCTTGAACACTTCCACCTTTCCGCCCACGCGCATTCGGATTTCGTTCTCCAGCAGGGACAGGGAATCCGGCGCGTCATCGTGCGGCACCTTGCCGCTCCGGGTGTAGGTGGTGACTTCCTTCATGAAATTGAAGTACTGGCTACCCCGCTTATAGGTGGACGGATGCTTGAACCAGAAGTGTTTTTTGATGTTGTCGGACGCAAATTCAATTCGCGTCTGTTTGTTGGAAATGGTCCTCTTTGTGCGTATTCCGACGCTATATCCACGCTGGCGGACGATTTCCGCAACATCTCTGGCGTAGTACATGCCCGCGTTATTGCTTTCAAACAGCGCGTCCGCAACGTGGTTGTCTATCAGGCACTTGGCGCATTCCGGCTTTGTAACGTCCGGCGGTGAATCGTCGAACACCACGTCCACGATATACACCTCATCCCCGTACAGCGCCGCCACGGGAAGGGCAGTGCTGTCGCTGCCGCTTTCTGCGGTGTCGCACACGGCAATAACAGCGTCCGGGCCACGGTCCGTGGGCAACTCAAAGAAATAGTTCAGCTCATCTTTGTTAAAAAGCAGCCCCTTCGCCTCAAAGGGCTGCTGCTGGAATTCACTTTCAAACTGTTCCGCGCTCAAAAGCTCCCTCTGTTCGCGGAAATACGCCGTGGTAAACACCTTTTTGCCGTCCCGTTCGTATTCGTAGTTACTCTCGTCCGTAACGGGGTCAAGCGCCGGTATTTCGATGGCTTTCCAGGCCCATCCGCCCTTTTGCGCTTCCTCCTGAAGGTGGCCGATGGGGTCATACAGGGAATACCGGGTCCCCGTGGCGACGATTGGTGTACCCTCAATGGCGCGGCCCAGAATATCGCCGGATATAACCTCCCACTTATCGTCCAGTCTCTGGCGGTTTTTCGCTTCCTCGCGGCCCTCTACGCAGTCATCCAGATATAGGACGTTCGTAGCCTCCGACAGGCCCACCTGTCTTGCGTCGATGGAGCGGCACATAACCGTTGGGAAACGGGATTTTGACCGAAGATTCAGTATCTTTGTGTCCGCATTGGTCTGCACCAGCGGGGAATTGGGGAAAACGTCATAGAATAAATATTCATTCGGCGTTTGCAGATACTCCAGGCACCCGGAATAGAAGCTTTTCACCAAGTCGTCTCCCGTCCCCTCCATCAGGGACGACTTGTCCGGTTCCCGCCCGGACAGGAAATTGACAAAATTGATACCCAACTGAGATTTCCCGGCGCGTTTGGGCAGTGACAGCGTCAAAAGCCGCAGCTTTCCGTCCAAAACCTCTTGATACGCCGCCACAATTGGCCGCAGGTAATGTCGCCTGGGCGCGTAGAATTTCTTCTCCGGCTTGCGGTTCATCTCGATGTACAGCAGGAACGTATCGAAATCGTGCGGTGCGTCAAAGCACATGGCCTTTTTGTACACGTCGAACAGAGAATCCGCCGCCTTTGCGCTGCACGTGTGCAGGGCAGAAGAACTCAGCTTTCGCAAATCCTTGTTCAGCGCGTGGGCCAGAGCGAAATCATCCGGCTCTAACTGTCGGCACACGGATAGAAGGTCCATGTACGGCACATGGTCAGACGGATTCCGCGCAATATGCTGTTTTATGTTTTCTGCCAGTTTCGCGTAGTCCATGTGTCCTCCTTTTGCGCATAAAAAGAGACGGGTTCCCGAAAGAACTCGTCTCTTTTATTTGCTTGTATAGATTACTCACCCACGTTGATTGTGATCGTGTCAGAGGTCTCGTTGAAATCAGCGGTCAGTTTGAACTCAAGTGTTTTGACCTCGGAAATGTCGGACATGCCAGCCTTTTCAAGGTAGAAAAACATGGAATAATTGATGTTTTTCCCGCCCTGCATTGTTGCGGGGACTCCGCCCAAGTACTGGACCATCGTGTCATTCACAGAGCTGTCCTGCGGATATACTGTGATTTCCTGGTCCGTCTTGTTCTCAAACTTCATCTGGATGTAGCAGACCCCCGGCACGGAATCTAGCTCCGTGATGCCCAGGTACGTTGCCTTGAACGTCTCGCCGTCATATACGACCTTCTCAACGGTCTGATTTCCGGTCTCGCCGTCATCCGGTTGGTCCGCGGTGCCGTCGCTGCACCCGACCATAGCAATTGCCGCCACCATGATGGCAAGCAGCATCGCCCACACTCTCTTTGCTTTCATTTTCCTTTTCCTCCACATTTATTTTCTCCCGGTTGGCCGGGGGAATTACTTCACTTCGCGCCCGTTGCCAGAATCGGTTCATGCTGGCCCTTGACCCATTCCTTGTTTTTCCCGTACCGGTAAAACCCTTCGTAGGTTTTCCGGTTGTTCACGATGCTTTGCACCGTGCTGATAACGAACGGCTTCCCGTTCCTAGTGGTATACCCGTCCTTGTTGAGACTGTCCACGATTCCATTAAGAGTCACGCCGCCGTCCCGAAGCTCAAATACCCGCCGGACAACATCCGCTTCTTTCTCGTTAATGCAGAGCGCGCCGCCGCGAACTTCGTACCCCATAGGTGCGCGACCACCAGAATAGCCGCCTCGGGAGGCTTTAACTGCTCTGCCAGCGCTCGTGCGCTTGTTGATATTGTCCCGTTCCATCTCGGCGCACGTCAGGGTGAACGCCTTGAGCATCCCGGCAAATACGCCAAATTGCCCGAAGTCCTCGCAGATGCTGATTAGCTCAATGCCTTTGCGAAGCAGTGCGCCTTGGTAGTAAAAGTATATGTTGATGTCTCTGGCCACTCGGTCAGATTTCGCAACTACTACAGCTTCATAAGGGGGATTGCTCACCTCTCCGTAAACAATCTCGTCAAACCCGGGGCGGTACTTTGCGCCGCTCTCTCCCTCGTCGGAAAACCACCGCATGATGTTCATGTCGTTCTTGCGGCAGTATTCCTCTATCTGTTCGCGCTGCACGTCCAGGCCGAACTTATCTTCTCCGGTTTGCCCGTCTGTGCTCACGCGGATATACGCAACCACGTTTTTCATGCGGCTCTCCTCCTTTGGGGTCAATCCAAAATTGGATTGGCTTCTACGGTTATTGTACCACACAGTAAACGTAAATGTCAAGCCGCCATTTTGTTTTTCTCTTTTATTTTTTGCGGGCATTTCGGGGCTTACCCGGCCCCGCTCTCGTCCCAAATATCCCCCGCCCCGGTCACTTATCGCGCGGTCCGCTACCCGCAAATTACGCAAAATCATGATTTTGCTATTGACAATTACGCATAATCTGCTATAATGGTATGTGTAGAGCAGAGGAGCGCACCCGCCGCCGGTCAAGCAATGCGGACACGCTCCCCACACCAGACCAGAGGCCCAGCGGGTACAGTGTACCACGCCCGGCCCACCTGGTCAAGAGATAGGCCAATAAGGCCGGGAGGTATGTATCATGATGGATATCAACTATGACGCGGCGCGTGAGGAGATCGAGCGTGTGCGCACCCGTAGCGCATGGCAGCGCGGTGTTATCGCCTACGCGCTGGACCTGCTGGGCAGCCTGGAGGGGTATGCGGCTTATGAGGGCCACGGCCCCGAAGATGCCGCCCAGCTCCGCGAGTGGATGTTGGGCGGTGCCAGGAGCTGGAGCGAGTACAGTTCCGGCGGCTGCTCCCTGGTGTATGATGGGGACATCGCCGAGCGGCTCTGCACACCCTCCGAGCTGCGCAAGACGCGCTACGGTGCACGCAATCCCAACCGCATAGAGACGTGGCTTGACGTCCAGGCCCGCGCCCTATATCAGGCGGCCCGCGTTGTTGTCGCCGCTTGCAAGGAGGTGCAATCATGAGCGCTAACGAGATCGCCGCCAAGGTCCAGGAGCTTAGAGAGCTCCGCCGCATGGCCGATGAGCTGGCCGCAGAGATCGACAGCTTGCAAGACTCCATCAAGCAGCACATGGACGCCGCCGGGGTTGATACCCTGGCGGGCCTGGATTACAAGATCACCTACAAGTCCGTTACATCGTCCCGGCTGGACTCTAAGTCCCTCAAGGCCGATCAGCCGGATCTGTACGCCAAGTATACCAAACAGACCACCTCGCGCCGGTTTTGCCTGGTTTGAGGGGGTGCAGGATTGCTATCTCTCTTGTTGCTGATCATCTGGTTTCCGCTGGCCGTCCTGGCCGACGTGGTCCACAAATCCAAGTAACCAATCAACCGTCTGACAGGGGCCCCAAGCCCCGGAAAGGATATATTATCATGACATACGCAGACGCGATCAAGGCCGGATATAAGGCAGCCGACACCAAGTACCAGCGCGGATACGTTAGCCGCCTGGCAGACCCCGACGCGCAGCCGGTACAGGCCGCCGGGGGCAATCGCAAGGGTCAGCTATATGTGCTGCTCCCCTGCTATTGCAGTACCCAATATTGCATCCGGCAGTATCTCTACAGATGACCTACCAGGCAACAGGCCGTCCCGGTTTCCGGGGCGGCTTTCCTTTTGCCCGCATGGCTTAGGCTGTGCGGGTTTCTTTGTGCCCCGTCCCGAATCGCATTTTAACGGCCCTCTGCGCGTTCCGCGCGTGTGGCGCTATCCCTATATTGCCGTGTGCTTTCGCGCCGTGCTGGGGCGCTGTGGGGCGCTGTGCGTCTGGGTTCCGCCGGGGTGGTTCCGCTGCATTCTGGCGGTCATCCTGGGCCGCTCCCTGTTTTCGGGCAGATTCCCGCGCGGTTCTGCGGCGGGTTCTGTGGAGATTCCTGTACAGTCCCGGGCGGTTCCCTGCGTGACCGTCTGTGTGCCATAGTCGCTGCGAAAGTTGCTGATAGTCGCCCGGTTTCTGCGCGAAAGTCGCTGATAGTCGCTAAACCGTGTATAAACCCGGGGAAAACGTTGCCCACATTCCGAAAGTTGCTGAATAGTCGCTAAGAAAATCAAGTTTCATAGTCGCATGACGCCGCCTCGATGTACTTCTTCTGGAGTTCCTCGGGCGGCGTTTCTGCCCCAAGTGGATTGTTCGGCGTGAGAACAACTTCCTGCCTGTCGGTCATGCCGAAAAAGTTCTTCGCGCGGAAAATGTACGTAATCTGCGGAATTTTGCCCTGTGAGACCAGTTTTGCATCGATTCCGGCCAGAATTTGTTTGGCTTTTTTCATCATTTCAGCTCTCACGGGGCCCATTGATCCCTTTTGCCAGTCCAAGACCGTTTGGTTTACGGCTCCGAGAGCGAGGCACATATCTTCCACCGTAGGGATTTGCCCTTCTTCTACACACTGCCTGAAATAGTCGTTAAGCCTATCAGCACATTCTTCGTCAGTCTTTACGCAGGATCTCTTGAAGTATTGGAATGACTCCCTAACGATTTGTGAGATTTCTTCGTTCGTCGCGGTACATCTGGCCGTTACAGATGCAGATGCAGCGCCAGCTTTATGCGAGATGGCATTCTCTCCGCGTTCTTGTACGATGATCTTTCGGATAGTCGGTTCGGATAGCCCGTTCTGCTTTGCTACAGTCGCTATATGCTTACACGCGTCATAGTCGGCAAGGACCTGTTCTCGCATAACCTGTGTGATTTTACTTGCCATCTATGTCACCTCCTGTTCTTATTGTGCCGCGCTCCCACCTCTGCGCTGTGTGTGGCACAAGTTCTCCCGCCCAATTGGGCACTCCTATGTGTTGTCGTATGGGGGCTGTGTTATGCTGGTATGCTCGGATGGGAAGGGAGATATGCAAAGCGCATGATCGCCTCGCCGTTTGCCTTACAAATCTTGTAAATGTCCTTGTAATGGGTGCCTTTCTGCATTTCTTCCGCAACTGTGTGCAGAATCATATCTTCGAGGAACCCGATAACCGAAATCGTCTTGAACGGAACGGAGTCGCGTTCGCCAGATTTAATGCCAACCAGGTCGTTGACCAGTTTTGAATAGATGGTATATGCTTGCTTGCGCATGTTGCGGCTACCCTGAGATTCTGCATATTCGATAAGGCTAGCCAATGTATCTGTTTCCGCACGGCGGACGAGTTTCCCTTGCTTGCGGGTCATGAGCCATTCGGTGGATTTGCGCTCCCGGATGAACTCCTCCATTCGGTTAAATGCGTTAATGTATTTCAGCTTCCACTCCAGAGCTTCCGGCCCGGTGAAACCCATAACGAGCAAGGAGAACCCGTCGCGATTCATAAGATATTCCTTGTAGGTCCTACCGCGATCTGTCTCGTAGCGGCTCTTGATGAACATATTTCTCACCAGCGGATTTTCGCTGATGAGATTTTCTACCGCTTGCGTTACGTGCTGGTGCTGCTTGCCAAATCTTTCCGCGATGACGCGGCTACTGACAACAGCGTGATCTTTTCGCTCAAAAATCATCAAATCTTCATTCATGGCATAATCTCCTTATGTTTTATTTGCGGCTGTGGAGAACGAGCCGCTTTTCTTTTTCGCGCTTGCCTTAGTAAATCACCAGGGAAGATTCTCTATCCATGACGGGGATGATACCTCGCCGCGTCAGAATCTCATGTATCATCAACCGGCCTTTCTGTGTCCATTCCGTTGATACCCTGGTTCCTGTGCGGCCATCTGAATGCTGGAACGTAAATGTTTTGGACTTGGTGTAGCCCTTGCCCATGTGGTCGCTATATAGAATCCACTGCTTGTTGACGCTGCGCTGTACACGTTCTTCGTGCAGAATCTTATTCAGCTGTATGGCAGTGATATCGTAATCTGCCGCGATTTGCGTCGTTGCCATGGTTGATGGGCTTTCCAGGATGGTGTCCACATACTGCCGGATAGGTTCAAAGTCGGCAATAACTTGCGCCTGGCGTTCATTCTCCGCCATAAGTGCAAGGCGCTTTTCTTCTGCATCCGCCAGAGCGCGAAGCGCAGAGGGATAATCTTTCGGCAGTGCATACCCGCCAGTTTTGCGAATGCTGGGCAGCACATCCATTGTCACCCAATCGGTGAACTTTTCCGCTGTGGGTAGCTTGGAGCCGAATACCAGTCGATACAGGTCGCTTTCGGGGATGAAAAGCATGGTCTGCTGACGACCTACCGAATCGGTAGTGCATCTTTCTCGGACAGCTTTGCAGTGTCGGTTGACATCCCGACTTGGGTTTTGATACCCAAGCGCCTTGGCCACATCGCTTCCACAGAACAGGATACATCCATCATCTTCCAAGGTGCGTACAGCGCCAAATTCAGGGTTGTTGAAAATCATCAGTTCGTTCATGCGATTACCTGCCTTTATATAAATTTTGTACTGCTCTCAATGTCACTGCCTTAATAAATCACCAGGGAAGCGGCCATAAGGCAGGTAATGGCCGTTTGTCGCCCCGTCGGGCTATCCCTGGTTGTTGGAACAGGCGGCAGGAGTTGAACCTGCATCGCGTCTCTCTGGCCGCTCTCGCCGTTGAGCTACGCCTGCGTATGCCGCTTATTGTGCGCCGAGCGGCTACGGCTTGCCATTCCCTGGCCGGGGGCTGCTGGCGGGGACTTCTCCCCTGTACTCTGCCAGCTTTGCCATTTGGAACAGGCGGCTGGAGTCGAACCAGCACATACGGGAGTCAAAGTCCCATGCCTTACCTTTTGGCTACGCCTGTATAAAAGCAGACACCCGCGAGATATCCCGTGAGTGTCTGCATGCCATGGCCTGTCTCCCGTAAGGTGGGAGACAGCTTTTTTCGTTCCGCACTGTCGTAGCGGGTCACGTCTTAAATGCCCGCCCTGGTACACAGTGCGTGGGTGGTCCTGTCGATAAGAAGGGAGGCCGGTAACGCCCTTGCGGGGCCGCTTGCGCGGAGGCACACATTACCGGCTGTGCCTTATAACCTTTGGAGGAAAGAAAGAAGAGAAAAATGAAATTTCGGTTTGTGGGCTGACTGGTTCCACTCTCCGATGATACTATTTTACACCATCTGAAACGTGGTTTGGGGCCACATTTTCAATAATTTTCGCGTTTTGCGCAATCAACCACAGGAATTTATCTTTGCGACGCCGGAATGTGCGCGGGCTTATCCCAGCTGGGGATATCATCTCGATGGGATATTGTTTCTGACTGTCGCAGTTTCGCATGATCGCCCATACCAGCTTGCGCCGCACGTTCTCATTTGCGATATCCCGGCCCACGTTGTCCATGGCGTATTCCACGGCCCGCATTTTCTTCGTCTCCGGCCAGCTCTCAATGATTGCCAGCCGTTCCGCCTTGCGTTCCGCTATCCTGCTGTTACCGGGGCCACGGGGCATGCCGGACATGGCAAAGGCTGAGGATTCCAAAACTTCTTCCCGGGCTGCGTTGTACGCCCGGACCCGGCGGGGATATCCCCTGACGTAGGCGATGCACTCCATGCGGATATCGTAGGGGAGCGAGTATTTGTTGCTCATCGTACCTCCTATTCCAGCGCCGTCTCAACGCCGTACTCTTTGAGCATCTGCCGGATATCCGCCCAGGTAATGTACCCTTCCGCCACGCATTGTGCAGAGTGGTTTAGCTCCCCGGCAAGCTGCTGCACATCGTCCATCGGGGCATCGTGCTTGTCGATCAGAACGTAGAGCATCAGATCTATGCCCCGGCTCAGCCCCTCCACAATGCCGTTGTTGTAGGCTTTGTCTACGTCGGCCTGGTTGCGGGGGATTCTGCGGGGGTTAATCTTGGGCACTTTCACCGCCTCCGTCCATCTTCGCCCCGCAGTTGGGGCAATATTTCGGAAGCCAGCGCCGCTCCATCGGGTCATCGTAACAAATATCTTCGTGGCAAGCGCTGCACTGCCAATCACACCAATCCTCGACATCGAATAAAGTATCATCGTCATCAAAGTCGCTTTCAGCTGGTTCCCACCGCCCATGCACCACCGAGGCAACATCGGCAGCTGGGCGATTTTTGATAAAAGACTTCATTGCATCAACAGAAATGCATTTGTCTCCAACCATAAGCGCTTCACGCCGTTCGATCTCGCGGAGTGCCGCTTCACGTTCGACGTATTCAGCCATTGTCGCCCTCCGTTTCGATTTCTCCACCGCATGCCGCGTATCCGGCCAAATCTACCCAGTTATCGGATTTCGCATGGCCGGACGCAATGCGGGCAATCTTCAGCAGAGCCAGCAGGGCAGCCACGTCTTTCGCGTCAACCGGGGTGCCGAGGTACGCGCTCCAGAACTTGCCAATGCGGTCAAAGTTGTTTTCGGGGTTGCCGTAGTCCTCTTCGCGGTCGCCGGCAACACATCGCCGCGCAGATTCCAGGATTTCGCTTCTATTCATCGTCGGTGTCCTCCTCAAGCATCTTCCTAATCGCGTCGATGTTATTCTGGATGATATCCATGGTCACATCGCTCTGGATATTGTGAGCGAACACGGCTTTGTCCGTTGCATCGGCGTTGTAATATCCGGTAAAAACGGTCCCATCCGGCTTTGTTGCTGCAATACACAGGCATACCGGTTCAATGTCCATTACCGTTTCCAGGGAGTTTTCCAGCCATTCGGCCCAGGGCTGGCGTGTGATATCATCCATATCACTCCGCCTCCTGCATCCAGAACTCGCGGCGGCAGGTATCGCAGCTTTTCCCTGCGGCAGCACACCGCCCCTCGTCCGTGAGATGTGACGAATCTATATAGCACGGACTAATTTGTATAATCCCCGATGGGCCAATCCACGCCTTGGGCCACTGCTGTAAAAATTTTTCCTGCCGGGTTTTGTGCGGATGAGCAGCCGCCCATTCTTCCACTTCGCGGACCACTTCTTCCGCCGGAGTGCCCATGTTGAACATACTGTGTTTCGGGTTTTCTCCCATAACAGCAAACATCCGGCGTCGCTCCTCCACAAATTTTACAGCGTCCATATCATTCTCCTTTCTCCAGCATATCAGCCGCCGTTCTCAAATCGTCCGGCAGCATAATAGGTACTTCGTAGATATTCGCATCGGCCCATTCGGCGTATTCGCGCAAGGTTGCGGCAAGTTCTTTACATGATGGTTTCATGGGGCCTCCTTTCACACCGCCACACAGTCCGTTAGTTGTGCCATGGTCGTGATCTCCGCCCCGCACCACTCCGGGAGGTTTGCCCTCACCAGAGCCGTCGCCATGGGCGGGCACACGGCATTTCCGCAGCGGGCCACCTGTGCACTCTTTTTGTACTCTTTCCCCTCATAGTCGTGGTCGATGATGTAATCCGGCGGAAAGCCCATGGCGTTATACAGTTCGCGCGGAGACAACATCCGCAGTCCGATATCCGCAATGTAGTACAGGGTTCCGCCGATCTCCAGCAAAAGCACCTCGTCCTCCGCCAGAGTATAACCGCAAAACTCGTTCAGTAGAGCGCGAATCTCCGGCCAGTGCCCCAGGTTGTCTCCGCTGCGCATCTTCGCCAGATGGGCCTTGCACACGGCGAATGTTCCGCCGCTGCACGCCCGCTTCTTTCCAGCGCTGGCCGTCACCGTCGGCAACGGCTCGCCCACCTTTTCGCCGACCACGCCGCCGTAATACTTGGCAATGTGAGCGGCCACCACGGACTCACGATCATGGCTTGTTACCGTGTGCATAGCGTCCGTAATGTCCAGCGGTCTGCCGCCGGTGTAATACTCCACCAGATTGGCGCAGGTCAGGCCGTAGCGGTTGGAGGCGTCCACGGTATTGATGGGCGCACCCAGCCCGGACGCCCGGACGTGTTCCGCCTGTTCCGTGTGGTATTGGATCAGTGAGGGACACACAATGCCGCCCGTATGCTTTGCGGTGATGGTTTTATATGCGTCTCCCACAGGCGCGATATGACCGCCGCCGGAGTGGTTGCATTCCACGATAAACGGTTTCCCCCTCCGGATGGTAAACTTGTCCACCCCTCGAATAATCCGCCGCATGGTGTTTTTCGCCAGAGGGCGTACCGCTTTCAGGCCATATTTACCCATGATGTCCGCCTTGGTATCGAATACCGATGGGCAAGGCAGGCTCCAGTCGATGATCTCCGCCGCGCTGCGCCACTTGGGCAATCCATCTGCACCGGTCTTGCTGTGGGTGGGCTTCGGCCACACAATGGGTTTTCCGTCACAACGGGCAATCAGGTAAAAGCGTTTGCGGGAGGTGGGCGCTCCGTAGTCCGCCGCCACCAATTCCCGGAACTCCACGGTGTAGCCCAGCGCCTCAAGCTGGCTGATAAACTTCCGGAACGTGGTGCCCGCCAGCTTCTTCACCGGCTTGCCCTTCCGCACCGGCCCCCAGGTCTGGAACTCCTCCACGTTTTCCAAGATGATGACCCGGGGCCGTACTTTTGCCGCCCAGCACAGCGTAATCCAGGCGAGTCCGCGGATTTTGCGGTCCACCAACGCCGCGCCCTTGGCTTTGGAGAAGTGTTTGCAATCCGGCGAGAACCACGCCAGCCCCACCGGTCTGCCCCGGCACTCGGCTACCGGGTCCACATCCCATACGGACGCCTGCAAATGCGCGGTGTATGGGTGGTTGGTACGGTGCATCCGGATGGCGTCCGGGTCGTGGTTGATGGCGATTGCCACCCGCCTGCCCGTGGCAAGCTCAATCCCGGTTGACGCACCACCCCCGCCCGCGAAGTTGTCCACGATAATCTCATCAATGAGGGATTCTTGTGCGTAGATCATATTGCTCCCTCCATCATGTCGAACAGCGTATATCCGTTTTCTGCCTGAACACCCTCCGCGGCCATTTTTTCGGCCTGTGCGCAGTTTTCCGCAGCGAGTCGGAAATAACTGGACTTCAGCTCCACGCCAATATGTCTGCGTCCCATCAAAATGGACTGGTATCCGGTGGAGCCGATTCCATCGAAGGGATCCATCACAATGTCCCCGGGATTGCTCCACAGCTCCACGCACCGCTCGATTACGGAAAGCTGCAATGGGCAGATATGCCGCTCGTCTTTCTCGTCTTTTGCCGCTTTACGATTAAGCGTATCACTCTGGTTGATGTCCCACCATGTGGGAGATGCGTATTCCTCCCAAATAGGAGATGCTACCTGCTGCCACTTGGATACTGGATATGTGCCGTCCGTGTGGGAAACCCTCTCCGGATTTTCTCCCGGCTTGCGGAATGTCACCACATAGTCCGGGATGCCCATCCGGCTCATGCAGGAGTCTTTTTTAATCTGCTTATGCAGCAGCCCCAGAGCCTTGGTTCTCTGCATGGCGGTTACGGGATTCTTCCAGATGCACACCTCACTATGGTAAATGAACCCCAGAGACTGCATCCAACGAATCACGTCGCCCCGGAAGTCCCGGATTCCGATATACCCATCCCGCTCCTTACTGGTAGGAAGGTTCATGCAGTGGATGCTTACATTCCGCCCTGGCATCATTACGCGATACCATTCGCGGCCAAGGTACATATACTGTTCAGCGAACTCCTCATAACTCCGGCAGTTGCCCATGTCTCGGTCACTGTTGGAGTATGTATACAGACTTGCAAACGGGATGGAGGTAACGGAGTAGTGGATGCTGTTATCGGGGATGCCTTTCAGCACCTCGCAGCTATCCCCGTTATACACTGCATATCTGCGTCCAATAAATTGGTCCAATACGTTCATGCGCCTATTACCCATTCCGGGACAATCATCGCGATCTGCGGGTTGTACGGGATAGCAACCCGTTCCTGCCCCCGGATATCCTTTCTCAAGATTTCTTTCGTGTACCGCACCATATTCTGCTTCATTTCCGCAGCCTGCCGCTCTTTGCGGTCCACATTGGCTTTCACGGCTCCCTCTGCCGCAGACGTGACAATATGCACATTTACGGGCAGTTTTTGCCCGAACCGGTAGCACCTGCGGATGGCTTGGTACATCTGCTCATAACTGTCGGACAGACCTACAAATATCATGTTGTGGCATTGCTGCCAGTTCATCCCAAATCCGGCTATAGACGGCTTGGTAACCAGTACGCGGAGTTCGCCGCCCGCGAACCGCAAGAGTGCGGATTCCTTTTGCTCCGGCTTATCGCTTCCGCGCACTTCCTCGCCGCCGGGGATAATCTTGGCCAGCAGTTCGCTTTCGGCGTTCAAATCGCACCAGCATAGCCACTGTTCGTCCGGGTTCCCCGCAATGATCTCCGCCGCCTTTTCGCATCGTTCCCGTAGGCTGGCTCTCCGCGCGTCCCGGCGGCTTTTGCGGCGGCTCTTATGGTCGCGCTTGCCGCACCCATTTCATCCGCCAGCCATTCTGCGGTGCCTCCAAAGCCCTGCATGTTGCGTAAGAACTCGCGCTTCAGATCCTCTGGCATGGCCTTGAACTCCGGCCACGGCATGGGCCGGGCGATGTTATAGCTTTTCACTTCTCCGTTTTTCTCCCTTCTTTGTTTTGCGGTCAGGTTGTCGCTGGGCAGCGTACACCCGCCGCGCTTTCGGCTGATATGCGCAAACGCACCTCGCGCAATGCGCTTTTTCTGCATGCAGTCATAGTCAAAATCATTCATACCGGCTGATATACACCTCCGTCCGGGGGTTCTCCTTGTCGTACAGTACACGGCTCCCGTCGTGCGACACGATGATGTTGCTGTTGTCATCCTCCAGAACTCCGGTATGCACCAGCACATCGTCGATAGCTTCCAGGAGATTGGTCAGGTCCACGCGCCGGTGAGACGGCATGTAAAATAAACATTTTACCGTTACCGGCTCTGAAATCAGCTTGTCCGCGTGGCAGTACCATGCCGCAGATTCCTGATATTCCATAAACTGCTTGGATGGAAGAATCTTCGGAGCACCGTAAGGCCCACGGATAAGCCTGGGGTGGTTCTTCTTCGTCACAGGGGGCAGGGGAATAACGATCTTTTTCATGTCGCCCTCACATCACTATGCGGCCCGTGTTGGGGAAATAGGCCATCCTCACCATCCCGGTGGGGCCGCGTCGATTTTTGTCCAGGTATAGCTCCAGCATGTCCGGGTCCCATTCGCCCCGGTCCTCCTTCTCGCACGGGCGATGCAGCAGCGTCACGGTGTCCGCGTCCTGCTCAATCGCGCCGGACTCCCGGAGGTTGGCCATGGTAGCCCGGAACTCGCCGCCACGGTCTGACGCACCGGCTCTGTTCAGCTGGCACAGGCACAGCATGGGGATATCCATCCGCATGGCCAGCAGTTTTGCCGATCGGCTGTTCTTCGTGGTGCTCTCGTAGAGCGTGGATTTCTTGTTTTCCTGCTCCAGCAGACCGATGTGGTCCAGCACGATCAGCCCCGGCTTTACCCTGTAGGCCAGCGCTGTCACGGCCCGCATGTCCATGTTCGACCGCCGGTTGAACACGATGGGCAGGTCGGACAGCTTGGCGGACGCTTCCGCGTACTTGGCGTATTCCGCTTCCGTCAAAGTTCCGCCGAACATCAGCAGCCGGGAGGATATCCCCGCTATGTTGGCCGTCAGTCTGCTGGTGCAGTCGTCCGGCGACATTTCCAGGGAGATATACAGCACCTTCACATCGCGTTTTGCCGCATTGAGGGCGATTTGCATGGCCAGGGCGGATTTGCCCTTCCCGGGCCGCGCGGCGACGATGTGGAACCCGCCGTTGATGAGTCCTCCGCCCAGCAATCTGTCAAATTCCTGCAAGCCGGTCTTGACGTATGGGGGAGGACCGCCAGCAAAGCCCTTGTCAACGCGATTTTTAAGGCCCTTCACGGCTTCGGAAACTTCCAGGCCCCCGGATACCCCTGAACCGTCCTGAATCGCTGTGACAGCTTCCTGCGCCGCTCTGAGGGCATCCTGCGGGGATAGCTCCGCTGTTCGGAGTTCCTCGCCCAGGTCTCTGAGCTTCCGGCCCATGGATGCATCCCGCATCCCGGCCACCCACGCGTCGATGTTGGCGGTGGTCACGACAGCGTCCATGCAGTCCGTCATGATCTTGCTGGTCACGTTGTCATTGCGGCTGGATGCGTCCATCAGCACAGACGGGGCGTCCGCAGGGTCCCCAGCTTCGTTCCGGCGTTGAATGGCCCGGAACAGCTCTGCGTATTCCGGCACAAGGAAATCATCCGGGGACAGCTCTGCGGCAGCTTCGTAGCATTCCGGCTGGATGAGCAGCGCCCCAATGACGTTTTGCTCCAGGTAGAGAGAGTCCAGCATGCGTCAGTCCTCCTGCGTCCAGCCGCCGGTGTCGGAGTTGTACGTCCATTTTGGGGCTTTCTGCTCCGCTGGCGGCTTTGGGTTGTCCCGGTAATGCCATGTGCGGACGGCAGCTTTCCAGTCCTTCATGGGGTTTTTGCCGACCATCCAGCCCTTCTGCTGGTAGAAGGCCACAAAGCGATCTGCGTTGACGTGATAGCCCTTCTCGCGGACATATTCCGCCACAGCATCAACGGTTGGTGGGGAGAAACGCGCGGCGTGCGCGTTTTTCTCTCTTGGATTCGGATTGGATTCGGATTCGGATTCAGGCGGTGACTCACCGTGACTCACCGTGGCACACCGTGACTCACCGTGGATAACCGTGGAATCCTGCCCGTTTGCGGATTCCGGTGGGTCGGGGAACTTGGCTTTCTTCTGCTGTATCCTCTGATACTTAGCCCAGCCCGGCAGGCAAAAATAGGGTTCTCCTGCAACTTCATAGAGGAGAATGCTACCATTGCGGTCCAGTGCATCAAGGCCCTTCTGAATATCCTGTTCCCGGATTGCCCGGCGGGGGAACACGAAACCCTTCAATATTTCGGGGTCCGCGCTCCCGCGCCCGTAGTCGTCCACATAAGTCAGCAAATATGTCCAAAGCCGAAATTGGAAATCCGTAAGACGGTTGATAGATTTGCTTGTGCGGATTTTCTCGTTTATAATCCTATTCGGCATGGCGGACCTCCGTTAAAACGGCAGGTCGCCATCATCTTCAATTTCGTCAAACGCGTTGGTCGCGGGAGACTCCTGGGGTTTACTGTCCCGCTTGGAGTCCGCGAAATACACGTTATCGGCCACCACCTCAACGGCCTTGCGGCGATTGCCGTCCTTGTCCTGCCAGTCGCGGACCTGAATGCGGCCCTCCACGGCGGCCATGCGGCCCTTGGCAAGGTATTTCGCGGCAAACTCGCCGGTGTTGCGCCATGCCACCACGTCGATGAAGTCCGTCTCCTTCTCGCCGCTCTGGGACTTGAAGTCCCGGTCCACGGCCAGGGTGAAGCTGGTGACGGCGGTGCCGCTCTGGGTACGACGCAGTTCGGGGTCGCGGGTCAGACGACCCATGACGATGGCCTTGTTCAGCATTCTGCCACCTCCAGACGCTCCATGTACTTCATCAGGTCCTTGGCCTTGAAGTAGACGCGAGGATTGCCACGGGCCACGTGATAGCCCCGAATGATGCAGTCGCGCCGCAGGGCGTCCAGCGTGTCAACACTGACGCTCAACAGTTTCGCTGCCTCATTTCTCGTGTACAGCAATTTCTTTTCCATTGTTACCTCCTATAGATATGACTTCCCGAACTCGCGCCGGAAATCGTCCTCTGTCCAGCCCTCGTTCTTCATGATTGTCAGCTGTCCGTACCGGCGCAATCGGCGCATCTGGTTGCCGTTCCGGTGCACGGCAGACTTGCCGTTCCTGTGGCACCTGTCGCCGCAGAGCCACACCACAGCGCCGTATTTCTCGCTTTTTCTGCGGTATGAGCCGCCGAAGATGTGGTGCCGTTCTAACGGGTCCTGTGCGCCGTTCCTACCGCAAAGAAAACACCTTCGTTCACTCATCGGGATCGTACTCCGTTCCGTCCGATACGAACTCCGGGCACTCCGTGATTCTGAATGACGATATTTTTCCGCTCAGCAGGGTGGGCGTTGCGGTCCAACCGGGGACCGGCTCAAACCGCTTTGACCAGGAGCACCCACCGCATGCCTTGGCGCAGCCCCAGCACAATTGCGGTTTCTCTACCTCAGTGAAGATAGCGTCTACGGGCCACCCAGCTTTCCAGCGCTTGCGGATTAAGTCCGGGCTGATTCCGGTAATTATGGCCCAATCGCAGATTGTTTTCTTTTCGCCGTTCCACGTCAGGTAGGTCGGAGTAACCCGGTGTTTAATGCACCCGCAGGACTTTTTGTGCCCTCTGCGCAAGTTCGCGCCATTAGAAATCGTCTTGTTGCCGCAATCGCACCGGCACACCCAGTATGTGTTCCCCCACGTCGCCGCACGGGGGAGGGGATATAGCGCTACCAGTTTGCCGAACCGCTGCCCGGCGATGTCCTTGGTCCTTGAAAACTCACGTCGGCTCATTTCGCAGCACCCCACTCTCTGTCAAGCTGGCTGTCCATGAGTCGGATTTGCAGCTTCATGGAGTTGATGGCTTCCATGGCCGACTTGTACACCACCTCTGCGCAATCCCGTTCAAACCGCAGACTGGCTATCTGCGCGGAGCCACGGCAGATATCGGAGATGATCGTCACCGGCGTGCCCTTCTCGCGCTCGTCGAGGATGCACCGCGCCAGGGCTATGCGGTAGGCTTTTTCAGCCTCCGCATATTTCTGCCCGCGCTTTTTTAGTTCCGTTATGGCCACGTCCAGCATCCGGCTCTTGTTGCCGATCTCTGTAACCAGGTCGTTCATGCCTTATTCTCCGCATTGATGGCCCGCATGCATGTCCAACAGAGCTGTTTCTTGTACTTGGCCATGGACCCGGCGATGATATCGGCAACGGAATATTCCTTACCGCCGCATTTTTTCGGGGCGATGACGTGCCCGCACATGTCGCAGGCGGGGCCAGTGGGTTCCTGTGCACCGCCGGGGCTCTCTTTCCCGGAAGGCTCCCTAGCGGTCTTGTCGTACTTGCTCCTATCAGCGTCCCAGTACACATCGGCTCCAAATCCAAGAGCCTTGCATGCCACGGAAATCGCATCTGTCAGAGCCATCTTGAAGCATTCGTCGGAGGTGTACGGCCCGTTTTTCTCTTTGGCAACAAATGCACTCCCTCCGGTTCCGGGTATTGCGTCGGACCACGTGTCGCCCACCTTAACAAACAAGTCAATGTCCAGGAATGCGGAGATTTCTCCGTTCGCGCCGTTTTCCAGGCGCTTGTCGGTGATGGTGTACTTCCAGCCGATTCCGCAGGGTCCAAACTGTTCTGTGAGTGCCTTAATGCGCCACATGGGGTTGATATCCGTCTTGCCCTTCAGCCTACCAGCCGAAATGGGCCGCTTTGCGTTCTCGGGTACCTTGCGCACGGCGTTATAGATTGCGAGATTGTCCATCACTTTACCCCCATACTGCGGCCTTGCACGAGCCGTGCGCCGTCGATTTGTGCCCCGGTTTTCATCAGCCGGGCCAAGTCTGTCTTGCTCACCGTGGGAGCCGGACGGGAAACTTCGTCCCCGTGGCCGTTCGCCACCATCCACGCCACCGCAGCGGCCATGTCCTCCAACTCCACGCTCGTGGTGGTGCGGAAGCTGATGGAGCACTTAGCCGTGGAGAACTTTTCTCCGTTGAGCACAGACTCCAGATAGTGCTTTTTGCTCTCTGCCGCACGTTCCAGGGACTGGCGGCGGGCGGCAAGCGACTTCTCTTCCTCCCGGATGGCCTTAGCCTCGGAGAGGTCGTTCTTAATCCAAAGGGCGATGTTCTCAATCTTGCGGTCGCGTTCCATGCTCAGTTCCGCGAGTTTGTCGAAATCGAGGACTTCGCCGCTTTCCGCGTCTACGCACTCGGCAATCGCGGAATCGATCTGATACAGGTTCAAATTCTTTCTCCTTTCGCGATGTTGTCCAGCGTATCGCCGTCCAGAAGGTCGGCCAGGTATTCGCGTTCAGGTCGGTTGAAATCGCCGACGAACAGCCGGAGCAGCCCTTTTACACGCAGCTTGCACTTGCGGCACACCGGGTCCTGTGCGTTCTTCGCGCCGTGGCAGGACGGACACTCGTCAGCCGTGTATTCATACGGGTTTCCAATCTCTGCCCCGCAGCGGGGGCAGTAGTATGCGGTGCTGTCTCCGTATTCTTCGGAGTACTCTTGCTTGCGGATGGGTTCATCAAACACAGCGTCGCACTCGTCGCAAATGTACATCAATCGTCCTCCTCGTCCGGTATGTCTACAAAGGTGTATCGGCTCTGCTTCACTGCGCCGGTCATTACGCGCTTGTACGCTCTGCGCACGACAGCAGGGTCAACGCCGACAATCCCTGCAAGCTCTTGTATCGTGTCAGCCTGCGCAATGGGTAGCCGGAATTTGTCTCCTGTGGTGTACTGGTATACCCTCACGTCCCCGCCCCCTTCCGGCGGCGCTCTACGTTCGGCCTTTTACGGTTCATTTCTTCACCCGATCTTCCAGCAGGAGCCGCACACCCTGGCAAAGCGCATAGATCAGGTCGTTCTGCCAGATGTCGCGGTCCGTGGCCACTCTGGACATGCCGTTTTCGATGGCGTCCAGGGCCTCTACCATGTCGGAGCGCTTAGCAGGGCGGGCCACCATCTCGCGGTGCGCATCGTTGGCCCTGATGAGGGCCTGGATATGTGTGCGCTGGTTGTCGAGGGCATCAGCGGCTGCACGCATTATCGAGGGGACGCAATTGCCGTTTCCACAATCCCACGGGCAAGTACTGCATGCGCCCCCGTCCGCGCACTTCCGCAGCTTGTCCGCAATTTCCTGCGGGGTAAGACGCTTAATCATCGCTTGCCCTCCATCCAGTCCACCAGCTTCAACAGCCCGGAAACGCAGGCCCCCACGCCGATGAAGCAGAATATCCATACGATGGTCATTCTTCCACCTCCACAGGCTCCCCGTTGCGCAGCATGTACCATGTATCCGGCTTGATGATATCTCCATCAATACGGACCATCTGCGCGTCTACGATGGTGCCATTCTCGTGCTCGGACAGCACAAGCCAGTTCCCAAGCTTGCCCATAGCCTTGCTTTCAGGCCCCCACGCGACGGCCAAGCAATCATGGCCGAGTGCTCTTGCGCCGCCATACGCGCCTGTTACGGTCGCCGTGCCCCTCACGCCAGAAGCGGCGGCGTTGCCCCTCACGCCAGAAGCGGCGGCGTTGCCACTCACGCCAGAAGCGGCGGCGTTGCCACTCCAGCCAGAAGCGGCGGCGTTGCCCCTCACGCCAGAAGCGGCGGCGTTGCCATTCTCGCCAGAAGCGGCGGCGTTGCCCCTCACGCCAGAAGCGGCGGCGTTGCCCCTCACGCCAGAAGCGGCGGCGTTGCCC